GCGATGACCTGTCCCGGACCGACCAGCACGCCATCCAGTCCGACACGAAAGCTCACCGTCCCGGACTCGTAGCGCGACGTCAGCAAAATCCATTGCCCGACTCGATGCGCCTGCGCCTGCGACGTGCAGCCGAACGCCGTTATCTGCGTCTTGACGACACCGTATCGCGCGATACCGTCGTCGTCGGGCACGTACTCGACGGCCTGCTTGTATTGGTTCGCCGGATCGTTGTAGCTCACGAGCGCGACCGTGTACCGAGTCTTTCGCTCGCTCCCGACGTACCGAAACGCGCCGTCGATCACGTTGGCCGCGGTGTACACGTAGACCGGATCGGATGGCATGTCGGCAGACGCCACCACAGCGCCCGGTCCCCAATACGCGATGCCGCGGAATACGCCGGCGATATCCTGCAGCACCTTGAACGCATCCGCCGACGACTGGATGACGCAATTGCATGTGAAGCGCGGCTCGACTCCGCCCCGCCCGTCGGACACCATCACGTCGCAGTAGCGCGCGATCTCGTAGAGCCCCCACTTGTCGATCATCGACGCGTCGACGGTCTTCCCGAGGCCGTAGCGCTCATTCAGCAGCAGGTCATAGAAGACCCATGCGGGGTTGTTCGTCCACGCGGGCTTGAATGTGCCGTCCCACGCACCCGAGTACGTCCGCGTGTCCGGGTCATAGTTCGACGGCACCCGGATAATCAGGCCGCGCACACCATAGGACCGCACCGGCACCTGCGAGAACGACCGCGCATCGAACGTCATACCGATCAACGCGGTCGCCGGATAGCGCAGTTTCCGATCGATGATCTCCGTGATCGCTTCGATGTTCACCGTATCCGCAATCAATGAGCTGTGGGCATTCGGCGTGATGCGGCGCACGCGAACGAGCCAGCCCGTCGTTGCTCGCGGCAATTCGATACGATGCGACCGTTCATACAGCGACGTCGTCTTGCCATCGAACGCAGCCCTCAGCACCTCGGCGTACGAGCCGCCGTCGACCGACAAATCGATCGCGTATTCGATGCGGTATCCGAACACGCCGGCAGACGGATCGCTTTTCTGCAGGGCAGGCACGCCGAATCGAATCCGAACCGCCGTGAGCTGCGTGTTCTGCACCTGCCGCACCCAAGGCGCATCAGACGTCAGTGCGACACCGACTGCCGATTCGCGCTCCACTGCCGGAAAGCCGGGCATGAAGTCCTGATCGAGCGTGCCCGTGCGTACGTCGACACTGTAGTTCTGGAAATTGACCGAACCGTCGGCGTTCTGAATCGGCGTACCGTCGAGATAGACCGACTGCATGCCCTTCGCGAGGCCGAGAATCGGTCCCTCGGAAATGATGTCGAGCACCTTCGCGCGCGCGACCGAATGCAGGCTGTCCGGCGACTCGCCACCGCCACCGCCCCCACCGCCGCCCTTCGCGCCGCTGATCCGCTTCAGCCCGGACTCTGCGTATAGCTTTTTCACACCTGATCCTCAGCGTAAATTCCGGAACTGGCGACCTTCGACCCGACGATCATCTCGCCATAGACGAGCGGCACCGGCTCGCCCTGTGCCGCGCTGTTCACCGGTCCGTTGAAGTAGTACGAAGTCCCGTTGTCGGCCACGCCGGCGAGCCCAGTTTGTTGCGGGCTGAGCATCTGCATCACGCCACCAAGTGCCATCGACACACCAAGCCCGATCAAGGTAGGCTGGCTGAATACGAACCCGACCACGGCCAACGCAGCCCCGAGAATCGTCTGGAACAGGCCGCCGCTCTTGCTGCCGATGATGACGGGAGCGATACGTATCGCGTCGTCGCCGACAGGAGCGTCCAGCTCGTCTTTGTTCAGATTTCGACGGCCATTGAACACCGCGAACGTCAGGCCGTTGTCGCGCGCCTCGAGCAGGAACCGGCGGAAGCCCGGAATCAGCACCGACAGTGCACGAACCGCCTCGGCCGTCGACGAGACCGCGAGCCGGTGGACACGACCGAAACGCGCGCCGGCAATCCCGTAAAGCCTCACCTCGCGCAATTTCTCGCTCAATTGACGCCCCCTACGTAGCGCAGCACCGTCGTGCAGCTGTCGCGCCACATCGAGCCCCACACGGCTTTGCAGGACAGACGCCCATACACGTGATGCGCGAACATGCCGTCGCCGAGATAGACGCCCGCGTGGTTCGGCACCGCGTTCTTGCTACGGATTTGCATCAGCAGGACGTCGCCCGTTTCGGGCGTCACATCGCGGCCCACGTCGAGAAATCCAGCGTCCTGGTAGTGCGCGATGTACAGGTTCGAGTGGCCGTCGTCCCACCACCCATCTTTGCGCTCGAAATCGGGCAGCACGATCCCGCGCTCGGCGAGATACCAATCACGGATCAGTGCATAGCAGTCGAGCACGCCGTGCAGAAATTCGCGACCGTACAGCGGCGCAACGTATCCGCTCGGCCCGAACTCGTTCCAGTCGTCGATACCGACTGATCCATCGGCCTGCACGCCCAACGAGACGATCACCCAGTTCGGAATGCCGGCACGCTCGCATACGGTACGGTCGCCCATGCTCGGCTGGGACGTGCCGTTCGGATGCGAGTGCACCATCGCGACGACTTCCCCCATATCTTCGGCATCGGCATAATCCTCGGGCGCGAGCGCAAACTGTTCGACCGGCGTCGCCGCGATATTTCGGCCCGGCATATAGACGTCGCCCGCCGCAGTCCGCACGATGAGCCCGCAACACTCGCGCGGGTACTCGGCGAGGGCGTGATCCGCAATCGCCTGCTTGATTCGTTCGTCCATAAAAAAACCCGCCATTTGGCGGGTCCGTGTAGAGGGTTTGATCGACGGCTATGTGAGCGTGTCACATAGGAATCCGCCATACGGCAGCGGGCTATTGACGCCGAAGCGGCACTCACATCCGCTGATTTTTTGACTGCACCGATCGAGCGCCGGATCGGTTACCGGGTTGTCGCCTTTGTCGAAATAGGCGGTCCCGGTGTATCCGCACTCAGGGCCGCGGTAACGCCACTGGCACATGCCGACGATCTGTCGCGCCGGTAGCTGCTGCCCGCCGAAATCGAGCGGCGACGACAAGGTGAACTCGACCTGTACGCCCGGTTGCTCGTCGCTCTTTTGCTCGACCCGCCACTGCTCGACCGGCCATTGCTCATTCGGATCTGCGGTCGGATTTCCGTCAGGGAAATTGACGGCATCAAGGTACTTCGCCAGCGTGCGCCGGCGGAACACCTTCGCGCCGACTAGGTCGCCCAACACAACGCACAATGCTGTGATCGTCCCATTGATGTCTCCCACCGTCAGGGTCGGCGCGGGTTGCCGTGCATCAGAAGTCCGCTCGAAACCCGCCGTTCTGATCGGCCACGGCTTGTACTCGATTCCCTGCCACACGATGGGCGTCGACTGTAGATGCCCGTGGAATCGCAACACGTCTCCCCCGATCGCCGTGCAATCGACCTCGAACAGCTCGACGCGCCTACCCGGTTCGAGCTGCTGAATGTCCGACGCGATGCCCATCAAGCAGCCTCCAGCGTCGAGATCCGCTTCAGTGCGTCATCGAGCTTTGCATTCAGCTCTTTAATGGCAGCAAGCGCAACGACGCCCAACTGAGAGTATTGAACGCCGAGGTAACCCCTTGCATCGACGACATCGACCAATTCAGGAAAGTGCTCCTGAACCTGCTGTGCAATCACGCCGATATGCACCCGCGAGTCGTTGGTCGCACCAATCGCCTCAGCGTGGTCGTCGTCGATCTTCCACGAATAGCGAACTACATCGAGCGACATAACGGCATCTAGTGCACCCGTAATTTTCGACCGAATGTTCTTGAGGTTGCCGTCCGATTGACCACTCCACGACGACGCACCATCGACGACATACACGCCCGTTGCACCTTGATTGAACAGGACCATGTTGTTGTTCTCGTTAGGCCCCATCAGCCACATCCTGCCAGCCGCAGTGTTGGTGCTTCTCATCACCACTTGGTACTGGCCGCTCTCGATCTGCACACCCCCAGTAACGTACTCGGTTCCGCCTCCGACGAGTAGGGCGCCACCTAATCCGAAACGCGCCGTGTAACGGCCGTTGACATAAATATCGAGCGGGCACAATGCGCCGGTCCCGGTGCGGGATGCATGGATGATGTTTGCGGTCCCTAGCGAGTACATCGAAACGTAGGCAGAATTTTTTGGGTCCGACGTTCCATACGCAGTGAGCCGACCGGCCTTCCCCGTCCCAGATGGGCGCACTGTGATTTCGGTTTCGGCGTTTTGTGTGGTCGTGACGAAGGAGTACGTCGGCATAGTAAGCTTGCCGGCAAAACTGGGCGCCGTCACCGTACCCTTGGCCTCGACCGCACCGTCGAGCGTCGCGTCGCCCTTTACCTCGAACGCGCCATCGACGGTCGCATCGCCCTTCACCTCGGCCGCGCCACCGATCGTTGCGTTACCCTTCACATCGAGTGCACCATCGGTCGTCACGTTGCCCGCGACAGTGAGAGATCCGTCGATCGCTTCGTCGTCGCCTGCCGCCCTTCCGCGCATCAGTACCCGCCACGAGTTGACACCGTCTGTATCGAGCACAACAGCCTCGCCCGGCCCCAACCCATCGATCGACACCGAATCGCCCGACGCATCATCCGCCGCGCACAGCACCCGCTTTGCTCCCACATTGACGAGCCATACGATCGAATCCGGCTCGCACAGCGATGCCTTGCGTAGTTTGACCGTGCCGCCAGCTGCAATATTGATGCTGACGCGACGGCCGATGTGCTCTTCGCCGAGCGTCTGTGATGCCGTGATCATCGGAGCCGAGACAAGCGCCGCCTGTCGATCGAGCACGTCGACGTTCGAATTCATCTTCATATTTGCGACGCGTACGGGATCGCCGTCGGCCCCTTTGGGCGGCGTCCCGAGAATTACTTTCTGCAGCTTACCCATGAGATTCCTTACGGCGAAAATGTCTGCTCGAACTGGGCAGTGATCGAATACACATCACCATCCTTCACCGGCTCCGTATATTTCTCGCACACGAAACGGGCCTGCTGCCGCAGCGGCGGCGTCCAGTAGAACGACAGCGCGCCGGCGTGCGCGTCGAGAAATGCAACGATCGCGGCAATCTTGTCCGCCTTTCCAACGAACCGAACGTTGTACGTCGACTGCCGGTTGTTCAGGCCGTCGGCCGCGCGCTGCGTGTATCCATCGCCAAATTCAGCTTTGCGCACACGCAGCGTTGTGTCGCCGCCGAACGCCTGCACGGTCGGCGACCAGATAAATGTGTCCGTCATTACCCGATCCCGTTTCTGAGTTTCCAGAGCGAGCCGCCTTGCCGGCTCTCCGCAGCAATTAGCCCCTGCACCAGCTGCGTGAGACGTTTGACGAATTCCGCACTGGCCATCGCCTGCGACGCGTCGCCGGAGCCGCCTTCGATCGTCACCGGCATATTCAGCGTGACGCCTTCACCCTGAGTGCTGCGGCCACCGCCGGGCGCCGTGCCGCCGCCGACGAGTCCGCCGTTCGCAAATTTCGCGAAACTGATATCGCGCCCGCTGTTGATCGCCTCGAGCAGACGCAGCACGCCCGGCTTGCGGACCGCCGATGCCTTGACGACGAACTCGTTGTTCGAAAGCCATGCCGGAATGCTGTCGCTCGTCGACGTGCCCGGCCCGGTCACGTGGCCACCGGTTGCAAGGTGGAACCCGTACGCATTGCCGCCGGCGGCGCCCGCGACACCGTCCGAAAAGCCGCCGGCCAGCCCGCCGAGCAGTGACGACGGGCTGTAGCCGCCGGCAGCCGACGCGCCGAGTCCGATGGCGTTGCCGAGCCAACCGAACACCGGCGCCAACGCAGCGCGGGCCGCAAATCGCGCGAGATCCGCGATCATGCTGTCCACCAGCCCGCGAAAGTCGAGCTTGCCGGTCGCGGCAAACGACGCGACTGCATCCTCAAGATTCCGGAATGAGCTGGCGAACGCCTCTTCGGCGCGGCCGGCGGCGTTCTCGGCCGACTCCTGATACAGTGCGACCGCCCGGCTCGCACCGACGCGCCAGTCGCGCTGCAGCGCGAGCCGCTGATCGAGGTAGCCGCGCTCGCGTTCTACCTGCTCCGACTCGGCGCGGTTGATGCGCTCAATTTCCGCAAGGTATTCCGGCGAACCGAGCGTGCCGTCTTTGCGCGCTCCCTTCGTGAAATCGTCACGTCGACGCCGGAACTCGTCGCCGACACGGCTCATCGCGTCATTGAGCTCGCGCGCGTTGTCGCCCATCGACATTGCGGCGAGCTCGCGCTCGACCTCGCGCTGACGTTCCGACGCGTAATCGGCCAGCTCGGCGTCGATCTGCGCGCTACGCTCCTTCAGCTTGTTGATTGCCTCGTGGTAGCGCACCTCCTTCTCGAGCTGCACCGCGCGGTCGTATGCCGCGCGAATTGACGCCTGATCGCGGATCAGACTCTTATCGCCATCGGTCAGCTTCGCGCGCTTACCACGCAGATCCGTCAGTTTCTGATCAAAGCCGATCAGATCCTTTTCGGACTGCGTCAGCTTGTCGGTTGCGACCGCCTCCACACGCAACTGCGCGATGCGCTGCGCAATGTTGTCGAGCAGGCGCTGGCTTTCCGGCTCCGATCGAGCGCCACCCGATCGAGGCTTATGCCCCAACGCCGGCGCGTTGACCGTGATGCGCGCGACTTGCGCGGCCGACTCCGAAACCGTGTCGTCGAATGCCTGCTTGCCGCGAGCGGCAGCCGCAGCACGAGCCGCATCGGCGTTGAAGCCGAATTTCTCGAACTTCTTGCTGACGAGATCCGCCTGAAATTCGGCCAGCGCGGCCGCGACGACCATCTGCTGATTCATCAGCGCGAGTTCGCGCGTCAGGTTGTCGATATTCCGGCGCGCCCCCGCCTCTGCCTTCGCATCCTTGTCCTGGATCGCTTTTTCAAGCGCCTTGTAGGCATCTGCGCGACCGGCGATCAAACCCGCTTGCCGCGCTTCCGCCGTATTGGCGCCCTTTGTCTTGGCCTCGTACTCGGCGCGCTGCTGCGCCGTCATGCCGATAACGTCGGACGCCTCTTTCAGCTTTTCGACGTATTTGTTCCACGCCTCGGCCGCCATGCCGCCGGCGAAGAAATTGTTCTCCTCCGTGAGCAATCGAATGCCTTCAGCAGCACCGCGTGCGGCGGCGTCCATTGCCGCCAGCGTGCGCGCACCCTTGTCGGCCGCGGCCCCTGCCGTATCGATTGCCGACGCGGCTTGCACCAGTTCCGCCCGAAGGTCGTCGCCGCCGCGCGTGGCGGCGACGAACACGTCAACGAGCCGCGCGAGTTCGCGCGACTTCTCTACGACGCCGAGATTTTCAGTCTTGACGCGATTCAGTCCCTCGAGGAATCGATCCAGCGCGGCCTGATCCTCGTCGGTGACGATCGGCGCGCCATCACCGAATGTCGGAACGATGACGCTCTGTGACGCCCGCGACGCGAGACTGGCGTATGCATCGGCGACGTCGCTCGTCGCCGCCGCCTGCGCCTGCTTCACCCGCTGGCGCTCGACCTCCTGCAGTAGCGGTGTGAGCTGCCGGTATTTGTCGATGACCTGATCGAGCGGCGCCTGCATGTCGATCAAACTCGACGTCGCGCTGCTCGCATGATCCCGGAACACAAGCCAGTTCACTGCCGCGCCAAGCGCCACCGTGCCGACGGTCATCAGGATGCCGGGCAGCCCGCCGACCACCGACAACAGCCCTGAGCCCACCGTGCGCATGAGCGAGCCTGCGCGTGCGGCTGCCGTTTGCGCGACCGCGGCACGCTCCGTTGCTGCGGCCAAGCCGGCGGTCGCCGCGGTGGCGCTTCGTTCGGCGCGCTCGCGCGCCTGCGTCGCGATCGCTACTTCGCGCTCGGCGGCCGCGAGACCCTTTTCGGTTTCAGCGAGCGCCGCCGCGTAGCGCGTCTGATCGATCGTTCCCTTGGCCGCGGCGGCCTCCAACGCGACGCGTCGCTGCTGCGCCAACGCCAGCGACGCCTCTGCACGCTCGAGCTCGCCCTGCGCGGCCGCGGTCTCGCGCGCGATCACGGCCGCATACGGCGTCCCGGCGATTCGCGTCCCGATTTCCTGACTGTTCGCCAGATTCGAGCGGGCCGTCGCGACCTGTGCGACCGCACTTGCTTCAATCGCTCGCGCCTCGGCCAGCTTCGCCTCGGTGTATCGAATCGAGCCGGCCGTCAGCGCCGACTGCATCGCGAGGCTCTCGCGCATCGCGCGCATGCCGGCCAGCTCGGCTTGCGCCGCAACTTCGGCTGCCTGCGCGTTTTGCAGCTTCGCGGCAGCCGCGTCGCGATCGCTCTGCGCCTTCGAGATCGTAACGAGCGCGGCCGCGTTTTCCGCCTGCGCCTTCGCGATCAGCGCCTGCCGCTCCGCGTTCCATGCGATCGCCGACTTACCGGCCGCCACCGCGGTCTGCGCAAAGTACACCGCCAGCCGACCGGCCGCTACCGACGCGCCGATCTTCGCAATTTCGTCGAGGTGTTCCGCAACATAGACGATGCCCTGCGACAGCTTCGCGCTGGCACCGGTCGCTTCGTTCGCCCGCCCGACGTAGGCGACGATCTCCGTCTGCAAGCGGGTCATCGCTTGCCCGACCGTCACATCGACCTTGCCGAACAGCGCATCGGTACTGGCGCCGGCGTTCCGCAAAGCGCCGATCAGGTTCTCGACCGTCAGCTTGCCGTCCTCGGCGAGCGCCTTCAGCTCGGAAGTCCCCTTGCCCATACCGCGTGCGATCGCGTCGGCGACGCCCGGCAGCTCTTCGAGCACGCTCTTCAGATCCTGACCGCGCAGCTGCCCGGAAGCAAACGCCTGTCCGAGCTGCACGATGCCGAGACGGGCGGTGTCGGCCGAAACCCCGGACAGCGCGACCGCCTTACTGATCGTCTCGACCAGCGGACCAACCTCCTTGATCGACAGTCCGAGGTGCGAGGTATTGTTCGCGATCCGCTGGTACAGCTCGGCCGTCGCGTCGAGCGGCTGCCGAGTAGCTTGTGCGATGCGAAGCACGTCGTTCTGCGCGACCGCGAAATCGACCTGATCCCGCGTGACGATCTTGAGCCGGTTGCTCAGATTCGTCCACTCGTCAGCGTACTCGATGAGTTGATGCACGCCGAACGCGGCGGCCGCCGCCTCCGCGTATCCGCGGAGCGAGCCACGCGCAGCCTCGATTGCGCGCACCGTTACTTGCACGCTCGACGCGTTCGACGCAAACGCCGCATCAGCTGCCCGCCCTCCATCGCGGACCGCATTGAAATAGCCACCGGCCGTCGACGCCAGACCGCGCATCTTCCGATCGTAATCGGTCGTGTTCGCGGTGACGCTGACGATCAGTTCGCGCAGACTCGTTGCCATTGATTTTCCCGCCTACTTTGCCAAGCTCATGAGACCGACGAAGAACGGATCGTCCTCAATCTCCTGAGCATCTTCCGACTCGCCGCCCCACTTCGGCATCATGTCGGCAACCTTCACCTTCGCGCCCTGCGCCTGGAAAACTGCCGACGCGACCATCGCCGCATGCAGGTCGTACCGCTCCTCACTGATCGGCGACTCCGCGTCGAACGCCTGCCACAACGCAAACTCGGCGGCGGACATCTGCGCGCGCAGCTCGGCAAGCGTCCTGCCGAGCCGCAGCGCCAGCGTCATTTCGAGTCGGAGGTCGGGGTTTCGGCGGAAGGCTTTTTTCCCGCTTCCTCCGGATCAGCACGGAGACCGCCTAGTTCGATCGCCTTCGCGATCACGCGATCGTGCGCCACGCTGTATGCCTCTGCGACCGCCTGGACGTCGCTGTCGTCGAACTCGCGGCGCCAGCCCTCGGCGGTCTCGACATACAGGACGCGAACGAACAGTCGCGCGTACGCGAGCTTGTGCGCGTCCGCGCTCACGCGGTTGTACTTGGCCCGCGCGGTCTGCTCGTCGTCACCCGGCTCGACACCCGCCGCGTCGCGCAGCGGGTCCAGCCAGAACGCACGATCCTCCAGCAGCGGCTCACGCACAGCGACGGTCACGCTGCCCCATTCCGGCATCGACACGAACTCGTGCCGCCAGCCGGCCAGCGGGTTCAGGATTGCAGCGCGTAGTGCGCCCGGTTGCACCTTGTTGGTCATCTTCTATCCCTTGTGGTTTGAGCGGTCGATCAGCCCGCCGGCGGCGCCGGCGGCGGCAGTTCCTTCGGCGAACCGCTGACGCGAACGCTGTACGTCGACGTCACGATGCCGTCCACGCCTGCCGACCAGTTGTACTGACGCACCATGCCGATGAACATGAACTTCGCCCCGTTTCGGAATGTCACGCGGAAAACATGCTTGTCACCGGTGGAACGAGCAGCACGAAGAATCAGTTGCCCTTCGTCGTCGGACGAATAGTTGCCCTCGACCGAGAACTCGCCCGGATCGGCGAGGCCCAACTCGAATTCCTTTTCTTCGCTCGCGAGCGTCGTCGCGTCGATTTCCGCCGACTGGCCGCCCTGCCACTGGATCGTCTTGCTCGTCGTGTTCAGATCGACGAAAACGAGCGTGTCATCATCGAGATCTTCCGACACCGTCTTCGACACCTCGACCTTCGTGCCTTGCGACTTGATGCGCTTGCTCTTTTCGGCCATAAGCCCCTCACAAAAAAATGGCCCGCCGAAGCGGGCCGTGTTGGATTCCGATCCTTCAGAATTGCACGGATATTTCGAGACTCACCCGGAAGTCACCCGTGTCGCTCGAATAGTCGTCAGGCAGCTCGTCGATGCCGCCGACGGAAAACTGCCCGCTCGTCGACGCACGCTCGATCACCTGATCGGCGAGCGCGTCGGCTTCCGTGTACGTACTGGCATACACGTCGATCTGGAAAGCGCCTGACTTACCGCCCGTCGGCCCTCCCAGCGCTATGTCGCGAGCGCCGCTCACTCGCGACACGACGTAATACGGCGACTTCGCTTTGGATGGCGCGACTGTCACATACCCTTTCGCTGCGCCGATTGAACCGATTGCATCGCGAATAGCCACCGTGCTCACGAGCGCCTCCCGACTACTTCGTCAATCGCGCGCGAGATCTCGGTGCGAATCGCCCCTTCGGCTTGAGCGATAGACGCATCGAAGGCGGGGCGCATGAACGGCGTGGCTTTCATGAACTGCGTGCCCAGTTCTACGAATCGCCAGTAGAAGGCGTTGTTCGGCGAGTCCGCCTTTCCGTTCGACCGAACGCGCACGCCAGCCGTCGCCAAACCGGGCGCATCTTTCTGCCGAAGCGCAGCCGAGACGATGTTTCGGCGTAGCTTTCCTGATTTCTTCGGGGCCCGCGCGCGGGCCTCGTCCCGGATCACCTTCGCGCCGGCTACTGTTGCGCGCCTAAGCGCCTTCGCCGATTGGGCTTTCGCCAGCTTCTGGAAATCGGACTGCAAATCGGCAAGCCCAACGATTTGAACGCTAGACATACTTCTCCCCCACCTTCACCGACAAATCGAGACTGCCCTTCTTGCGATTCGGAAGCACGGCGACGATGTCGTACAGTTGACCGTCGTAGCGGATGCGCATGTCGCTGTCGATGTCCGTTCGGAACCTGATACGGATGCTGGCGATCGCCGAGCTTCGTACGGCGCCAGAAATGACGTGCTCCTTACCGCTGATAAAACGGACGTCCGCCCAAACCCGATCGTGCGTTACCCAGTCATCGGGCAGTGGCTCACCGTTCTCGTTCGTTCGGCCGCCCTGTCGCTCGATGGCGATGAACTCCGTCAGGTCGCTCGATCTCAGCACGGTTACACTCCTGGAATGATTCGGTGCGGACGCAAGAGCGCACGCGCATTGAGCGGCAATTCGGTAACCGGACCGAACGCCGTGTCCTCGCGGTTGGCATACAGTTCGGCCGTGATTTTCAGAATCGCGGCTCGAATCGCCGCATTGACCACCATCGGGTTTTCCCCGGCCGTGCCTGCCTCGATCGCGGCAGACATTGCCTCCTGCGACTCGAAGACCTGACGATTCAGGTAATCGACCGCCGACTGTGTCGCGCCGTCGAGCAACATCTGCACGACATCATCTTCGACACCCTCATTCGCACGCACAAAACCGAGCGCTAGCTTCAGTTCGACGAGCGCCATCGCTTACTTCTTCGGTGCGGTCGGCTTCTTTTCTTCCGCACTCTCGAGCGCGCCAACCGCTCGGGCACCGTCTTCCAGCTCCTCCGGGCACTCGTCGCCGACCTCCAATTCGGTCGGGTAGATTTCGCCGTTCTTCACGCCTTTGAAGGGCTTGATGAGCGTCGCCATACGATTTCTCCTGTAGAAAAACGAAAGGGGCGCCAAAGACGCCCCTCAAACCACACTCGCGACGATCCGACGCTTACGCGCTGGCGGCGACCTTCATCGCGCGCATCGGCTCGGGATTCAGCAGTCCACCGCCGACGCGCTTCGTCGTGTAGAACAGCACGTACGGCTTCGCCGTGTACGGATCGCGCAGTACGCGCACGCCGATGCGATCGATAATCAGATACGTCTGCTGGAAGTCGCCGAAGAGAATCGGCGTCGAGTTCGCCGCCACATCCGGCATGTCCGGCACCTCGGTAACCGGATAGCCCGCCAGCGTCGCCGGCTGGCCAGCGACGAACGACGGTTGCCACAGATAGTTGCCCTGACCGTCCTTCAGCTTTCGCACCTGGCGCTGCGTGTTTCGGTTCATGGTGAAGCGGGCATTGCCGGTGAACGCGCTCGGCAGGTCGTAGATCAGATCGATGATGCCGTCCGCCGTGATGTCCGCCGCAGCACCGCTGTTCACGACCTCGATCGCGCCGAACGGGTGAACCGCGGCGTTGGCACCGCCCGCGATATACGTGAGCAACCCGTTCGGCTTGTTCGTGCCGTCGCCCGCCAGGAATGCTTTGCCTTCCTGCTTGGCGAATTCGGCTTGCACTTCGGTCGCGAGCCACGATTCGAGGTCGATTTCGGCGTCGTCGAGGATCTGCTGCGTAGCCGCGGGGTTAGCATAGATCTCGCCCGAGGCGAAGGTCAGCGGCTTGAACGTACCGGTCCCCGTCTGCGGACGCGGGTCCGTCTCACCGACCCAGCCACTCGCCGTGCCGCCCATGTTGAACAGCTTCGAGAAACCGGCCTTCGAAACCGTCTGCACGCGGCATAGCTGGCGCATCGGCGAAATCAGAACGAGCTTGTCGGTGATCGTCCGATCCCATTCGATCGGCGTGACGTAGCCGCCCTGCTCGTCAGCGCCCTTGTTGAGCGCAGCCTGAACGTCGCCCCGCTTCACGTGCGCCTTGAACGCTTCCGTGTATTCGGCATCACGCACCGTTTTTCCGCCGCCGGCGCCCATCTGCACCGCAGCGAGTTTGATATTCGCCTCGTCGACGGCAGCCTGCAGCGCCTCGAGTTCCGCACCGACCTTCTCGACTTTCGCCATCGCGTCCGACGTCGGCAGGCCTGCCTTCACGGCGTCGAGCTGCTTCGTGTGTTCGGCCTTGAAGTCGTGGAACGCCTTCTGCAGATTGTCGATCAGGGCCTTGATCTCGCTCGGCCCTTCCGCACGCACGGAAATGATGCCGCGCGGTACAGCGCCGGCCGTGCCCGACAGGGTTGCCGCGAGCGCAGCGATCAGGAGTTTCTTGCTCATATGGTCATCCTTTAAGAGCTTTGATGAGGGTGTGCAGCGACGCTGCAACGTCTTCGCCAGCGTCCGGCGTGGCGTTTCCGGCGGTAGCGCCCGGCTTACCGTCGAATAGGGCTTTGAGCGCGTCTCGGCGCACGGATCGCGAATACCCGGCGCGCGCCATCGACGCTTCGATGAGCGCCATTGCCTTGCGGCCGGCGCTCGCGTTTGAGTCCGTGGCAAGGATTGCGCTGTCGAGCTTCCCGGTCGCGAAGCCGTCTTTGACGGCCTGGTCGGCGCTGATCCACGTTTCCTTGTCCATCATCGCGGCGGCCGTCTCCTCCGAGATGCCGGCTCGCTGCGCGTACAGCTTCGCCATAGCGGCATCGAACGGTGCAAGTGTCGCTGCAGCTGCCGTCATGTCATGGCGATTTCCGATTGCGACCGCCCATGCGTTGTGAATCATCAGAAACGCGCCGTCACCCATCAGGATTTCGTCCCCTGCCATCGCAATCACCGATGCAGCCGACGCCGCCAGCCCCATGACATTGACGGTCACTTTGGCCTTGTGCTCGCGCAACAGGTTGTAGATCGCGACACCTTCGAAGAAGTCGCCGCCCGGCGAATTGACGTTCACGGTGACTTCGCGGGCGCCGATGTTGCGCAGTGCTGCGCTGATCCGCTTCGCGGTGACGCCAGTACCCTCCCAGTTCTCGCCGATCGAGTCGTAGATCGAAATCGCCGCCGCGTCACCGGCCTTCGCTGCTCGAACCTCGGGATTCCAACGTTCCAGCGCGTCCGGGCGCACGTCGAATTGAGCAGCGCCCAAACGGTGATCGGCGCGAATCTCAGGTAGTTGCAGGAGGCTCATCGCCACTCCCCTTCGGTTTCTGTGTCATCGGGTTCCGGAGCTGATCGGCAACCGGATCATCAACGCGGGGCAAATCCAGCATCTCGCGGACTTCGTTTTGCTTCATCCAAGGCGACTGTCCGCCGGCACCGAGCGCCTTCGAGAAGAAAGCGGCTTGGTCGTTTAGCGTGCCGCGCAACAGCGCGCCCTCGTTGAATTTGAATTGCCGCTGCCCCAGCATCTTTTCCGGCAGGAAGGCACGGGCCGCCGCTTGCTCCCACGAAACGAACCAGTGCGAAAGCCCGTACTGGATGAAGAAGATCGCGAGCTGTTCGATGCCGCTGCCCCAGCTTGTGTCGTCCATCATCAGAAGCGGACGCGGCACGCCATACATGCGCGCGACTTCCTCGATCTGATGATTTCGGTTCTCGATCTGCTGCGCCGATGCCGCGGTGTTCGAAAATTGCTTCGCTGTCGCACCTTCCTCCAACAACATCCAGCTACCGGCGTTCTCCGATCCGGTGTGGTTCTCTTGCACGGACGCTTTCATGCGCCCGTATGCGTTGTCCGACAGTTCCTTCGGAACCTCGATGGCGCCGCCCGCCATCACGCCAGTTCGGAACGTCCGTGAAGCGGCGCGCTCGGCTTGCTCCGCAAGCTCCAGCGCATTTCCAGACAGCTTGACTCGCGAGACCCCGCTGACGCCGTCAATCGACAAGTCACGCAGGTGAAACACCTCGCGCGCCGGCAACTCGATCTTGTCCCCGGTCGGCGTCGTGTAGTCGTAGACGATCTGCCACGTTGACGTGAGGCGGCCTTTTGCCGAACCTCGATCCATCGGAATCAGTCTGATCGGCCGATTACCGCTCCACACGATCCGCGCCATCGACTCGCCGTCGAGCAGCGCGCGCAGTTGCATCAAGCTCTTGAACTCCATCGGCGTCTGCCAATCGTTCGGCTTGTACTTCAGCAGCCGGTGCGCAGGATCGTCCGCCAATACCTGCTTGCTGTCGTCGCTACTGATCAGGTTCATCGGCAGCATGCCGATCGTTCCCGAGATCAGGGTCACGCAGCGCAGCACCGCCATGTTTCGCAGTGCTCGCGCCTCGCGACCCGAGCCACCATTCAGCTCGCCGCGCCGGATGTATTCCTTCAATCTCGGATCGTCGAGGCCTTCGAACGTCTCACCGGGAATGGACGTAGTCGGTGTCGAGGCCTGAAATGACGGCTCGACGTGCGGACGAGCTTGGGCCTCCGGCTGCTTGTCGCGCCGGATGAAATCGAACAAACCCATTCACACCTCAGAGAAAACGAATGCCGCGCGACTCGTAGACCGACTGGCCCTGCGCGGGCGGATTGAGCGCCATGAGCGAGACTGCGTTAAACAGCGCCATCAGCGGGTCGATCTTGGCGGTCCCGCTCACCTGCTTGGTGATGTTCACTGCGTTCCCGACCGGCACGACTCGCGCATTTCCAACTGCCCACGTTAACAGTGGTTGGCCGCCGTGATACAACGCCCCGTCGGGGGCTTCGTCGCCTTCGATACGCTGCCCCGACGCCGCCGCGATGCGGCGTTCCGTCGTCTTGATGGCTCCCGAGAGCTTCCAGCCTTGCGAGATACCAATCACCTTGTCTTCCGGAACCCGCGCTGCCGCAAGTGCGTCGAGGATAGCCCCGATACCGGCCGGGTCTACGCCCGCCTTGTATAGAAGCCCAGCCCGCTCGATGCGAGCGACATACTCTGCCGCCTGTACGACGTCCTCGCCGATCCGAGAGACGATCGTCAGATCCCCCGCCTTCTCGAAATCGTGAAGCGCCGGCGCAATCTCTTTCCGGCGCTCCAGCACGGACGGATGCGCCCAAGCGTGCGCCCATGCGAGCCAGTTCCGCCCACCTCTTACGCGCCCCACCGCACTGAGCCCCAACAAATCGTCAAGGCCGCCGCCATCGATACCAGCCGCGATCACCTCACATTGTTCGATTAGGTCGAGAAGCGTCACGCGCTCCGGCAACCCTGCATTGATCCAGAAGTCTGCGCCGGCCCACCGGTCGGACCGGAGGTTCATGCCGATCTCGACGTTGAGGTGCTTCGCGATGAACTGCTGGAACGATCCGTCGGTCTTGGTGCGGATCTTGTTGAGCTGGTCCTCAAGCCATTCGGCACTGACCGACCGCCCGAGATTCGGGTTCGTGATGTAGTAGTTGGCCGGATCGAGGTAGGCTTTCGACTTCACCATCTCATCCGGAAACTCGTACAGCACGCCGAGCGACTTCCGGTCGACGATCTTGCCGTCACGCACGTCGCGGTAGTACTGCAACTTCTCTTTGAACACACCGGCCGGCGGCTCGTCGCTTTGCGTTGTCAGGATGATGACCCATCCTTCATCCCGCGACACCTGGCCTCCGGTGGCCTCCATGAACATCGCTTCTGCGTTCGCCCTCTTACCGAAGACCCAGTGCTCGTCGATAAGAATCTTTCCTGACTTCTTGCCCGATACCGTGTCAGTGTCGGCCGCAACCACCTTCAACGACGCTCGACTCACGCGGTGCGTGATCGTTCGGATGTGGTCTTGGACGTGGAACAGCTCCGACAGCTCAGCGTCGGCCCGAATCATCCCCGCTGCAGGCTTGAAGCTGTTGTCTGCGACCTCTTTCGTCGGGGCGAGAATCAGGTGCTCTTCTTCCTCGCGCCAACACAAAATGACCGCCGTCAGCATGATTCCGGCCGCGATCGTCGACTTCGTGTTCTTCTTGCTGATCAGCAGAAAGAACTCGCGGATCAGTTGCTTGCCGGTTTCGGCATCGTAGGCACCGAAAATGGCCGCGACGAAATCGAAAACCCACTGCTCGCTGCATTCGCCGAAGGTCGGCTTACCCGGTAGGTCACAGACCCGCAGTTCCTTGAAGATCGCGACTGCCTGCTCAGCCTGATCCGGGAAAATCGGCGGCGGAATGATCGACTCTCGTGCAATAAGCCGCCTTTCCCAGTCCGGACATGCCGTTGTCCACTCCATCACTCGACCTTCTTACCGCCGTTGGCGATCAACCGCGGCGGTGCCGCCGGAGCAAACCGGCTTGCCGCCTTCTTCGCAGCTTCGTCACGCTGTTCCTTCTTGCCGCCCTCGCCCAGCCGCTTGTGGACGAAAGGCATTAGCGCTTTCGCCGCATCGATCCGCAATTTCGGCTCCGTACGAGAGTCGTTCATCGCTGCGATCAGGAACGCCTTCGGATCAGTGAAGTTCGTCATCGCTTCGAGATCGAACCCGTCCGGCTTCTGGGCTGGCGCCGGCTGCTGAGACTGATCGCCGGCATTGGATCCCTTCTGCACACGGTTCGCGGCGATATAAAGGGCCACATCCTTATCTTTAACAAGGCGCGACCCGGCCGCGGATGCTGTTGCGGGGCTGTAGCCTGCCGCGATGGCCGCGTCCTTATTGGACTTGCCGGCCAAAACAGCATCCGCGAACTTCCGCTTTTTCGCTGTTAAAGCCATTAACAAAATCCTCAAAAGGGGAAATTTTCTGCGCGTGAGGGAACGTGCGGTCTAGACCGAGGCGGCCATCAGACTTTTGATGGCCCCGGGCCTCATCGTCTGCCGCCTCGCTCTTCGCGCTGCTTTGCGCTGTCGTGATGCAACTTACACAGCGTCTGAACGTTGCTCGGGTCCAACTGCAATCGGCGATCGCCACGGTGCGCGACGATGTGATCGCCAATCGTGCCAAGCGGCTCAGCGATCCCACGCGCGGCGCAGGCGACAATTACATCGGCGGGCGACCAACCAGCCATACCGATCTCGCGCAAGCAATACACGCAATGTGGATTCTTCGCGAG